ACTCCATCACAGTCGTTCTCCGCCGTGACAAACACGGGAAATCGGCGAACTGGGCCGCCACTCTGGCTCGTTTCCGCGACGTAGTCGCGGGCGATGAGTTCGGAGCGGTCGCTACTTCTCAGGACAACCTCATTTAGCGGTGGGAACCGCAAGGTGGGGCTGGCTGGTGTGGATCCTCGTTGGGTCCGCAGTTTGTCAGTACTGGGAAGTGGGTTGTCGTATCTTTACAGGTGTGATGACCTCTCTGTGATCTGAAAACCATCCTGCAATAGGAGGTTAGTATGGCGAATCAGCCAACTAAGGGCGTTACCTTGTGGCAGTTGCTGCAAGCGTACGTCGGAGACATTCCGCTTGATCTGCTAGGGGAAGGGACGATAAGGCGCATCCAAGGCTGGATACGCGCCCGGTCTATCCCTAACCTAGCAACTGTTTGTGACCACTTTCGACCCGTCGCTTTGCTTGGGTCGGAACAATGGCGCACTCTCTCCCAGATTGAGGCTTTCATAAAGAAGAATGAAAGTCTACCCTCCTTGCCAACCGTCGATACCGGTCGCGCTGCACTCGAATCCTTCGAGCGCGCAGAGCGAATCTGCCGGATAACCAATCGTAGGTTGGCCTACTATTTCGACCATGAGGAACGGATGGATCCGAACCTGTCGAAGTGGATGAAACGAGCCGCAAGGTTTGTGGAGAACTGTCTGGGTCCTGTGGACGAGTTCGTGGAAGCAATTCCACAACTTGTGCGTCTCACGAGCGGTGCTACGTCAACACGAGCACGGAAAGATGCCTTGCCTTTTATGAAGGTGTCTAAGACTCCTGTGTGTACTCCATCGGCCGAGCCACTATTACGCAGCTTATACGCCTACTTTGGCGTGAAGCTCCGGAACGTGCGCCTGGTCGCATGGAATCGTGTAATTGTCGTTACCAAGAACTGGAAGACAGGCAGGACGATCGCTGCTGAACCGGAGGGGAACTTACCCTTCCAGTTGGCGTTCGACACCTTTGTAAAGGGGTGTCTAAGGAAAGTCGGTATTAACCTGTCTTCTCAGCGCAGAAATCAGCAATACGCCGCTAAAGCCAGCGTCGACGATGCGGAAGCAACAGTCGACTTCACTATGGCCAGCGACACGGGGGCTCGGTTAGCGGTTCATTGGTTATACCCTCCTAAATGGGTAGAGCTATTGGAACGTTTCCGCACGCCTCTAGGGAGATTGGATCCAGGATTGGCATCCGATTATCCTGAGTTCGACAAGGTGTGGCAGTATGCCAAGTTCTCATCCATGGGAAATGGATGCACCTTCGGACTAGAAACGCTGATATTTGCGTCTCTTGCCTATGCGGTAGGATCTCGGACGATATGTGTTTACGGCGACGACGTCGTCGTGGACGCAGATAAATACGATGATTTTACCCGATTGGCTAAATTCCTCGGTTTTGTTGTTAACCACGAGAAAAGCTACGCCAGCGGCCCCTTCCGGGAGTCGTGTGGCGAAAACTACTACCGTGGTACCTTAGTTACGCCTTTCTATGTTCGCGAGTGGCATGACGAAATGCGGAAAGCAGATCGCTGTCACGTCGTGAATGGGCTCGCTAAGGTTTCGCTGCCAGGAGGCAAGTTGTGGACGTTGTTGCGGAGCATCGTTAAGGATGATGAACTTCCGTTAGTCCCATACTGCGAAAACAGCACGGCAGGTGTACATATCGATGTATATCTGGCGCGTGATCGCGGATTAATCAAACCCCGTAGAGAATACGTTACCATTCGTCACCGCGAGGTGGCCGACCCCGATGAAGGGCGGCTATACAAGGCGGCTATGAGGGTGGAACGTAGACTCGTAGTGGATAATAATGCCGAGATGTATAAGGCCTATGTGCCTGTAGCATCCTCGGTGCGAGTATCTGATGCTCGTACTAAGGCATTGTGGTTTCTCCAAGCGATTCAGATGGATCTGAGTAAGGAGGAGGAACGGAGCCCCTACAGCCCTCGAACATGTTGGCTGGATAAAGGGTTCCGTCCACGCGGAGCGCGAGAGAGTACCTTGGTCCCAATTATCTCATCTCATGTAGGATACAAGAGAGATTGGGTGGCCTTTAACCCACGGCGCGTAGCCGATCACCCCCCCCACCTGTTCTGGTGGGGGGAATGGTTGACTGCTCCTCAAACGGATCAGTGACCTAAATAAGGCCATGGACGCCTACCACAC